CGACGCATAAGTTTTGAATTGTGCCATAGGTTAACTTTATCGAGTTACTCCAGGTGTAGGTGTAGGTGTAGGTGTCGGAGTGGTGCGGGGCGTTGGTGTGTAAGCGCTAACAACTGCATTAGCAATGCCAGGAATAGCTGTACTGAGTCCAGCCAAAATTGGACTAGCTGTATTAGGTACATTAGCAATCGGTTTAGGCAGCGGCTTAGGTTTAAACGGATCCTGCAACACCGGACGTGGCAGTGCCTGAGGACGCGGAGGAGCAGGAGGAATGCGGGGACCAAACCCAATGCTACTAAGAGCATTAAGATCAGCTTGGAACTTACTCATTGCAGCATTAACCCTCAATGCCTTGGCTTGGTTACCAGCACTTACACGAGATGCAGCAATCTGAGCCTTATCAAGATAGAACTTATCGTTGATCTGTTCAAGGTTAGTAGCAATCTCAGTAGCAGTAAGGCCGAAGCTTTGCTCAGCATTGAAGACTTGTTGAATGATAGCCGAGGTAGTAAGGCCAGTTTCAGCTATAGAAGCAGCTGCAGCTTTCTCTGCACTAACTCCCATGCCTCCACGTACTTGGGCTTCACCAGCAGCTTTGAGACCCTGCACATAAGCTTTCTGCTGCTCAATCTGAGCCATACCACGTGTCTGTTGTCTTACAGCATCAGCCTCTTGGAAGTTCATAGCTTGCCCAAGTTGAGCATATTTGAACTCCATCATGGTAGACTTCTCTTCAAAGTCCAAGGCTACGTTCTGTTCTTCTTCCCAACGAGCAGCATCCTGAAGAGCAAAGTCATAAGCAAAGTTGTTAAAATTTAACTGCTGACCAGCTGTAAGTTTACGTTGCTGATACTCACGCACTTGATTGTTATAATCAAATGCACGGATCTGCATCTGATAGTTCCAAGATTTCCGAGCAGTCTGATCATTATAAGCAAGTTCCTGCTCAATGTTAGACCGCTGAATCTTGATACTTTCAGTGTCGTACTTAAACTTACGCTTTATCTCTTTATTTTGATACCTCCAATTCTGCAGATTGGCCTTATTGATAGCATCAGCTTGTTTTTGAGCTGCAGAGTTTGCTTGGCTTTGTCCGACGGCACCAAAGATACCACTAACTGCTGATCCAATAAGTCCACCAATAATAGGATCCATTACTACGCCCTCCTATAATAACGAGATGAGTAGTTCCCTTCCCACGCCATGCCATTAAGAGTAATGGGAAACGGTGAAGTACTATTAATTTTAAGTTGGAAGCTTGTATTACGTTGATGAATAGGCACAGTTAATACAGTATTTTGAACAAGAGGAGCACTAGTTTCAATATAACGATCCGCTTCCTGTACAGACTGCAGAGTTCTCCACTCAACGGAACCATACTTTTTCAGGTAAAAATTAATGGCACCAGAAAGACCAACGCTAAACTTCATACGTGCAATAGTTAGAGTAGCGTTCCAATCAACGTTATTCTGACCTTTGTAGTAATACGTGGGAAGTTCTACATCATAACTGAACTCATACCCAACAATTAGTTTGTTCTCTTGGCCAACCCAATTACCAGGGATAGTCCATGCACCAGTTGATGGATCAATAGTTACATCCATCACAAATCCAGCATTAGGATCGTTAGTGACTGAAGACACAAAGATCTTAGTTAGATCGTTAATGCTTTTAGGTGCAGCAACTGTAATAGTTGGAACAGTAACAGCTACTGGCTTTTTACCAGTAACGTGTGTGTAAGGTTTAGGTATTGTGGATCGCTGTGTGGTAGAGTTATAAGTAATTGTACCAGCACTAACAACAGGATACAAGAAGTCCAAACGAGCAGTGCTCATGGTAATATTACCAAATGTTGGGAATCTACTTGTAACTGGAGAAGGTGTTTGGACAGTACTGACAATACCAAGTTGGTAGCCAGCATTTGTTTTGGTTACAAAGAACAGCACATTCTGGATGATCTCCATATACTGGATAGAACCAGGTAATGTCCATTTAAACCAAGATTGCATCAACTGCTGCTCACCATTACTGTAAAATTTGTACAAGTAAATGGCTTTAGTAGTTTCACTGTATGCAGCGAGTAGTGAGTTCTGCGGGTCAGTCGTGAGCTTCTTCAGATCAGTCGGAATATACTCAGCTACTACTTGGCTAATATCAACCGTAGTAGGCGTCTCAGAGCCACCACGAGGCTGCATACCAAAGACTTTAGAGTAAAGTGGTGTACGAGACACAAAGGCCACGTAGGCACCCATATCCTTAACCTCTACGTCAGCTGTACTTTCATATTGACCGATAGTACGGACAATAGAGTCAAATGGGGTGAGGTTACCGCTTTCAGAATAAAGCAAAAACTGTTCAAACTGACTAAACATCACCAGACCTTGTGGTCTAGATACAGCAGAATGCAGAGAGCCTACTCGAAAACTAGAAACATCTACATCAATAGGATCAGCCGCTGTAATTGTCTGAGCACTAGTATAAAAGAAATTACTGAAATCTTTAGCAACACTCATGACCACTGAATCAGGGGTCAAGAATGCTAACCTATTACTATTCAGTACACCATACTTAATGGTACTTCCAACAAACGAGGGAAGAGGATTACCATAATCATTACCAGTAGCCCTTGGAGCCCACGTTTCTTTTGCAATGCTGAAAGTATTAAGGGCTGTGTTAACCAGTTTATAGGGCATAGTTTCAGCGTTGAAACCAGCACTAGCTAGATAGTTTACACCGCTAACCAAATCCCAACCTAAGTCTTCTTCCCAGTAGCCTGTACCAGCCCCTGTAGTAGCACCAGTAACACCTACAAACTTAACAAAGTACGAGTTGCGTTCATCAATGGGGTTGATAATCTTAACCCTACGACCATCGACAGTGGTAGCAGAAAGACGGTTGGCGTTGGTAACTTCATCTTGATATGCTGTCAATGCTAGACCACTGTCACCACCCTTTACTTCCAAAGTAAATGGAGTTGCCTTGGTAATCTCTAGAGAGCTACCATATTTGGTAACTGTATACCCAGCTGCTCCAGCATCAATGGCTGTTTTAATAGTAGTCAATACGTGGTCAAGTGTATCACCAGCCACAATAGCAGCAGTGTACGCAGTACCGTTTAGGTAAACTTTGTAGTCACCTTTCTCAATAAACGAGACCACAACGGTACCACGAGTACCCAATGTATATGCAGCTCTACTCTGCATAGCTACTGTCTTAGTTTTATTGATCAGGTAGGTTTGATCGAGATAAGTGACAGCGTGAAGATTGTCTACAGCCTTTGTGTTAACTGGAGACGCAAGGTAACTGATTACATCTGCAGTAGATTTACCACTAACTGTACATTCAGTCCAAACATATTGCCCACCAACTACTGTAGGAATCATGTTCCAGATTCTAATATCACCAGCAGCGGTAATTACACCAATGTAGCTTTCGTCATCATCACGGTTAATATTAAACCAATAGCCATCTTCAATCAAACTACTGGTAGTAAGGGTAGTCAAAAACTGACTTCCGTTCCTTTTGACAAGGCCAAATGTAGGATCAGGGTACCCATTAATAATCTCTGATACCTGACCAGGAGACTTTTTGTTATCTTGTTGAGTACTTACACCACCAAGAAATGTTGGAATCTGTTGAGTAATTGCTGCCATTACCACCTCTGAAGTGCTTTAAAGGGCTGGAACGATTGATAAGCAGAACCTTCTCTGGGCTTACCAAAGTAAGAATAGTCACCTTGGTTGCACTCATATTCAAGAGCATTAGCCCTGCACATAGCTTCTTTTTGTTGAAGCATCTGGTACTGAGAAGTGTCACCTACAATACGACTAGAGACAATCGAAGCGGCTCTTGCGGTGATGTAATCTTGAATAACAGGTGGTACATCATTCCATGAAAAAAGCCAAACAATATCACAATAAATAGGTTGATCCCATTCATATGTATGGTTGAGTTTATCGTACAATTTACCATCACGCCTGACTACATCTACATACGCGTAATCAGTCAAAGATGGGTTATTGGATATATCAACCTGCAAAGCATTGGTAGGGAACGGAATGTATTTAGTAACTGCTTCTGGTTGAAGTAGGTAATCGTTTTCTTTATTGAATGTCCATCCTTCGGCCTGCACTTCCCTAGATACTTCTAGCAGTGTATCATAAGCAATCGCAACGTCCGGGTTGGTTACTACGGTAACGGTCGAACCATCAGAAGTAGTGACGGTTTCAGTCTCCAGGGTGGTGACGGGCGCTTGACCAACTGACGCCAAAATTTGATTGATAGCTTGTAGCTCAGTCTTAGAGCCAGTTGTGGAGTACGACATAACAATAGTGTTATATATTATTTAAAAGAAAAGGGGAACTTTAAATAAGCT